CGTAAACGCCCCCCCATAACCGATTGCCTAGGGGGTTTCGTGGACAATCGTGAAAGGTTGATCGCCCTGCGCGACCGCTTAGAGCGGTCGATGGACGAGTCGCCGCCGCAGATGCTGCCGCAGATTGCGGGCCAGTACCGGGCGACGCTCGCTGATATCGCCGCACTTGATTCGGCGACACCGCAGGTTGGCCTCGAGGACGACTTGAAGAAGAAGCGGGCGCAGCGTCGCGAGCTTCAACGCAAGAGCGTTCCACGCCGCAACGCCAACAAATAGAACGGCCCCGGCAGACCTTGCAGGGTCGACGCGGAGCCTCGAAGGAACATTGGAGGTTCCCCCGTGAAGACAGGCTACGACACCTACCGAAAAGGAATCGCTGCCGCATGACTCGCGTTGGGGACCAGCGGCCGAGACTGTCGCTGCTCCCCGAGTGTGACAGCATCGAGGCGGGCGACGAGGTGATCGAGTTCGCCCGACGTTTCGGGCTCGAGCTCGACGACTGGCAACAGTGGGTGGTTCGCCACATGTGCGCCGAGCGGTCTGACGGCTCGTGGGCTGCGACGAAGTCAACGCTGTTGGTGCCGCGCCAGTGTGGGAAGTCGGCGATTCTTGAGGCGATCGAGATGGCGTCGTTGTTCTTGTGGGAAGACACCCACGTCATCTACTCGGCGCACCTCGGTAAGACGGCGACGGATCACATGCGCCGAATCAATCGGCACATGCTTTCGACGCCGGACTTTCGACGTCGTGCTCGGATGTTGACGGGCAAGGGCGATGAACGGGTCGAGACTCACGACGGCCGGGTGCTTGAGTTCATCACTCGTGGCAAGAAGACGGCGCGCGGTGGTTCTCCAAACCGGGTGATCTTCGATGAGGCAATGTTCCTCACCGATGACCAGATCCAGGCTATGGTGCCGGCGCTTGCTGCTCAGTCGATGAACGATGACGGCGCGGCCCAGATGATCTATGCGTCGTCGGCCCCGATCGCGGAGTCGCAGGTGTTGCACCGCTTGCGTGATGCTGCGACCAAGGGTTCGCCGAGTCGGACGTTCTTCGCTGAGTGGTCTGTTCCGCCCGATACAGATCCGGCCGACCGTGATGGTTGGTACCAGGCGAACCCCGGCCTTGGTGTGCGGATCTCCGCGGAGTGGATCGAGGACAACGAGTTCGGCACGTTGAGTGATGAAGCGTTCGCCATTGAGCGGCTCGGCATTCCGCAGGAACCGTTGTCGGAGTCGCAGATTCGGCCCATCCCGCTGACCACGTGGGATTCACTGATCGATGCAACGTCAACGCCTGATTCGAAGCGGTGCGCTATTGCGCTCGACACGAACCCTGACCGGACGTGGTTCACGCTGTCGATGGCGGGCGAGCGGTCGGACGGTCTGATTCATTGCGAGATCACCAAGTCTCATCCTGGCAAAGCGTCAGCGATCGCAATGGCCGACGACATCGCAGCCAAGCTCGATCTACCGGTGGTTGTGTCGGAGACGTCTGGGCTCGCCGACGACTTGGTAAATGCGGTGACGATGAAGTCGGGTGAGCAGGCGCTCGCCACGTCGAGACTGATCGACGCTACGAGAGGTGAGGCGCCGCTGGTACGTCATCGTGGCGAGCCGGCGATGCGTCGGTCGATCGAGATGGCCCAGACGAAGCCGTACGGCGACGGCGGGGTCGTTTGGTCTCGTCGTACCACAAGTGGCGACATCTCGCCGCTGACGGCGTTGACGATGGCGTACCACGCTCTCAGCGCTGATGTCCAACTCGGCGACCCGCTCGCTGCAATTCTTGCCTGATTGGAGGGCCAACGATGAAGCGTTCGTCTCTCATTCAATTCGCCGGCGGCTGCTTGCTCGTTGCTGGTTGCACTGTTCTGACCGTCTGGCTTGGCCTGGTCGTTGCTGGTGCGCTGCTCATGTTGGCCGCTGAGGCCATGGAGCGCACACCGTGACGCTCGGTTCACTGTTCCAGAAGCGGTCGATCTCGTACCAAGATGTTTGGGGTGCGGGCGATTCGTGGGTCGATGCCGTGCCCGGCAAGGCAACCGTGGCGAAGCAGCTGGCGATTACCGCCACGTTGGCTTGCGTTGACATCAAGGCTGCGTCAATCATGGCGATGCCGCTCCAGGAGTACCGCCCGGCCGGCGAGGGCCGTGTGAAGCTGTCGAAATCGGCAGTTCTGGACGATCCCAGCGAGGTTTTCAGCCCTGAGGAGTGGCTTTACGCCTGTTCTGCGTCGCTTTCGTTGTGGGATGAGGCCATTGGCATGGTGACTTCGTCGGGCCGCGACGGGTGGCCTACGAAGGTCGAGTGGCTGATTCCTGATGATGTCGGCAAAGTGAAGTCCGGTGGACGCGTCAAGTACAGCTATGCGGGCCGCATGCGCGAGAAGTGGCCGCTTGGGCCGATCATTCACATCCGCCGCCGCCCGCTTCCTGGGTGCGCTGGTGGGGGTGCGTCGATCGGTAAGGCGCTGGATCAGCTTGTTACGCTGGGCACGGAAGGCGCCAAGGCGCAGGTCGCTTCGTATCTGGCCGGCGGGCTTCCTTTGGCCCATTTGGCGTGGGATGGTGCGCTCGATCCCGAGCAGGCCGAACAGGTGGCGTCGAGGTACGAAGCCTCACGCACCGCTAAGCCGGGTCGCCCGTTCACGACGGGCAAGGGCTGGTCGTTGACCCCGATCCCCCGTGGTGATTTCACAGCGGACATGGTGAAGATGCGTGAGCGCATCGCTACGGAGGTCGCAGTGGCCCACGGTGTGCCGCCCGAGCTTGTTGGAGGGTCGACGGGTAGCTCCATGACCTATTCGACGTTGGAAGGCGTCACGCGGTCGTTGGAGGTTCGTGCGCTGTACCCGGTGTACGTGTCGATGGAGCGCACGTTTTCTCGCAATCTGTTACCCGGTGCTCGGTTCTGCAAGTTCAACGCCGACGCAACGGTTCGGACGTCACTGAACGACCGATACAAAGCCCATGACACCGCAATCCGTGCGGGCATGGCATCACCCGATGAGCGTCGAGCTCTCGAGGATGAGGCGCCGATCCCAAACGGGGCCGGCGACGTCTTCCTTTGGCCGCCATACGCAACACTACCGATCCCCACGGAGGGCGAACAATGAGCGAGACATACACGACGCGTCGGGGGATCGTCGAATCCGGCACCCAGGCCAAGGGTTACGCGTATCGAGCCGAGGGCGTCACGGTGCAAATGCGTGCCGCTGGCGACGGTGAGTCCACGATCTCGGCGTACGCAGCGGTGTGGAACCGTTACAGCCAGAACCTGGGCGGGTTCATCGAGCAGATCGACCCGGACGCATTTACTGACTCGCTGCGCGAAGACGATCAGATTGCTTCGTACAACCACGATTACGCAGCGTTGCTCGGGCGGCGTTCGTCGGACACGCTGATCGTCGAGGCCGATGCGTTCGGATTGCGCTACGACATCCCGTTCGACGGCGCCGACTCCGATCACGTTCGGGTGAAGCGCAAGATCGAGCGAGGCGACCTGCGTGGTTCGTCGTTCACGATGCGCTACATGCCGGATGGCGAAGAGCTCGGATATACCGATGAGGGCACGCTGCTCGTCACGGTGAAGCGGGCCAGCATCATCGAGGTGGCGCCGGTCGTGTGGCCGGCCTACCTGTCGACCGAGGACGAAGGCGCCGCTGTTGCGCTTCGCTCTCTGATGGATCGGCATCCCGATGCCGCCGCCGAAGTTCTTGACCGTGTGGGCGACCCTGTCGTTCGTGCGGCCCTGCTCGATGTCACCGACGACGGACCAACCGTGGAACGTGGCGTCTCGCTCGGATGGGCGCGCTTGCGTCTCGCTGAGCTGAATGCCTGATCGACGGGACCAAGCCCGCAGGCGCAACCCCCACCAATTTCAATGTCCAAGAAAGGGCACACCATGAGCGATTTGCTCAAGAATCTGAAGGGGGAGCGTGACGGCCTCGTTGCCGAGATGCGTTCCCACCTCGAAGACGCCGAGAAGCGTTCTGACGGCCCCAGCGCCGAAGACGACGTGAAGCTCCGCGCATACGACACCGACATCGCATCACTCGATCAGCGCATGTCCGACATCGCCGCCACGCTCAAGCGTGCCGACGAGGTCGATCCCGACGTGCAGCGTGCGCTCGATGCCTCCCCGGCACCCGAGCAGCGCGACGACGCCCCGAGCGAGGACGCAAAGCTGCGTGACTTCCTCACCGGCAAGACTCGCTCGGTGTCGTTCTCGGCTGGCACTCATCAGCGCGACCTGTCCAAGGGCACCGCGGCTGCTGGCGCAGCAACCGTCCCGACATCGTTCTACGACCAGCTGCAGGCGCACATGGTCGAGATGTCCGGCGTGCTTCAGGCCGGCCCGACGCTGCTTCGTACGGCGTCCGGCGAAGAGATCCAGGTGCCGGCGACCACCGGGCACAGTTCCGGCGCTTTGACCGGCGAGACGTCTGCGATCACCGAATCCGATCCGGTGTTCGCACAGCGTTCGCTCCCGACCTACAAGTACGCCACGCTCATCCAGGTGTCTTCGGAACTCCTCACTGATACAGGTGTGGATCTGACCGGATACCTGTCGATGCAGGCGGGCCGTGCTGTCGGTATCGCTTGGGGTGCTCACCTGTCGACCGGTACCGGTTCGAGCCAGCCGCAGGGTGTCGCCACGGCGGCTACCGCAGGCGTGACGGGCGCAGCGACGGCGTTCACACCGACCGCTGACGACCTGATCGACCTGTACCACAGCGTGATTGCGCCTTATCGCATGTCGCAGTCGTGTGGCTGGCTGATGGCTGACGGCACTGTCGCCAGCATCCGCAAGATCAAGGATCTTGACGGCCAGTACATTTGGCAGCCGGGTCTCGAGTCTGGCGGGCCGGACACACTGCTCGGCAAGCCGGTGCATGTCGATGTCGGGATGGCGGCGGCTGCTGCCGATGCCAAGACGATCCTGTTTGGTGACTTCTCGACCTACTTCGCCCGTCAGGTGAACGAGGTTCGTTTCGAGTCGTCTTCGGACTTCGCGTTCAACACCGACATGACCACGTTCCGTGCGATTGTGCGCGGTGGCGGTGTGCAGGCTGACATGACGGGCGCCATCAAGGCGTACGTCGCTGGCGCAGCGTCCTGACCTGATTGACCGGGGGCGGCTGCTGTAGTGGGCGCCCCCGGTCGTCTCGTTCCGTTCATTTCAATCAAGGAGCATTCATGGCGAACGTTGTCATTCAACGACAGATCAGCGGCACCCGCAACGGCGTTGCGTGGCCCGCACCGGGCGAAACGCTCGACGTGCCGCAGACCGAAGCCGAGGGCCTGATTTCGCTCGGCATTGCGACCGCTGGCACGGCGAAAGCCCCGGAGCCGACCAAGCGACCCGAAACCCGCACAGTGGAACCGACGAAGCGCGCCACTCACACGCCTCGCAAGTCGAAGGGCTGATCGCTGTGGCGTCATGGCCGACCGCCTCGGATCTGCGTTTGTGGCTCCGGTCGGAGATGGTCGCAGAGACTTCGCCGACCATGCTCGAACTCAGTTTCGACGCCGCCGATGAGTTGATCCGCGATCGGATCAACACGGAACTACTCGAGGCGAAAGCTGAGCGGGCCGGAATCGTCATCGACCGCGACGACGCGGGGTTCAACCAATCAGTGCTTGACCAGTTCTGTCCGTCCTACGTCCGTCAGGCAATCTTGATCCGCGCCGCCGCGATCTACGTTCGCAGAGACTCGGCCAACGGCACGATCTCGTTCGGTGAGTTCGCGACTTCCGTGCGGGCGATGGACCCAGATGTCATGGACCTGCTCTCGCCGGTCTATCTGCCGGGTGTCGCATGAGCGATTGGAACGATGTGCAGACCGACTTCGCTGCAGCGTTTGTCGGTGTGCTCGACATCGACGGCGCCGTGTCGCCGACGATCCCCGCTGAGTTGCGGGCCAAGTCCGCTCACGTCTCGCCGTCTGACGAAGACTCGTTCTCGACGGTAGGCGACAACGCGACGTTCACGCGCCCGACCGTGTCGCATGAGCTTGTCATAGTCGCTCCGGCGTTCGACATGCCCCAGCGCCAAGCCTGGCTGCAGGAGCAGATCCCGGTCGTCGCCGAGTTCGCCCGCACGACTGACACACGCGTTGCTGGTCGCCCGTTCCCGAAGATGCTGTCTGCCCGTATCGGGATGATCGATCAAACAAAGGGTTTGCTTGGTGCCCGCTGCCAGTTCATGCCCATCCAATTGAGGAGCACCTGATGCCCACCAACACCCGACCTAAGAAGTTCGTGGCGACGTCCAACGTCTCTCACGGAACACAGACTTTCGCGCCTGGCGACGAGGTGCCGCACGGCGCCACGCTGCGCGCCCTGCTCGTCTTCGGTGACAAGTTCGTCACCGAAGATGTCCCCGCCCGCAAGGGCACCACCACGACCGACGACGTCGGCGAGAACAAGGAGAACTGACATGGCATTCGCCGACGGCATCACTATCGACAACCCGACCATCACGATCGACGGTGTGGATTACCTCTGCACCGCCCGATCGGCGATGCTCACCGCGGAAGACGACAAGGTCGACATCTCGAACTTCTGCAACCCGAAGGGCACTCGACCCGGCGCTACCAACTGGACCGCAGAGATCGAACTGGAACTCACTTACGGTGAAGCGCAGATCGAGGCCGGCACGACGGTCGACGCCGGTACGTGGAACACGCTCCACGCACTGCGTAAGACAAAGGTCGAGGTTGTCATGGCTCCCGGTTCGGGTGTCGCTTCCGTGTCGAATCCGACCGCCACGTTCGAGGCGTACATCCCGACCGTGTCGTTCATGAACGGCGAAGTGGCGGCCAGTGAGTCGCAGCGGATTGCGCCGCTGATGCTCTCGCCGATTGGTGACCCGGTCTTCGATACCGGGGCCTGATGACGAAGCCGACGATTGAGGTGAAGGGCGCTGACGGTTTACGTCGGGCGCTCCGCCAGGTCGAAGGCGGCACAAGCGACCTCAAGGCGGCACACCTGACCGCCGCCAAGGTCGTTTCGGAAGAAGGATCACGGCTCGCACCGAAGCGCAGCGGGAAACTCGCCGCTTCGGTGCGAGCCGCTGGGCAGGCCCGTCAGGGTGTCGTGCGTGCAGGGTCCGCCCGAATCCCGTATGCAGGCGTCATCCACTTCGGCTGGGCCGCACGCAACATCCAACCACAACCGTTCCTGTACGACGCCCTCGACTCCCGCACCGGAGAGGTCATGGCGGCCTACGAGAAACAGGTTGACAGCATCATCAAGAAAAACGGGCTCTAGCTCGTCCAACGAGGGGGAAATACGAACATGCAGATCAAGTACGGCCAAGCGCTCATCGACGGCAAGATCGAGGAGCATGTGATTACACCGTCCGTCCTCAAGCGACTTGAGAAGGACTTGAAGATGAAGGTCGGTTCTGGCGACTCGGGTGACACCGAGGCGTCGATGATGATCTGGATGGCGTTCCAGGCGGCGGGCGTTCACGCTCCGTCGTTCGATGCGTGGCTTGAGACAACTCAGGCTACGGACATTCGAGTTGAGGAAGTCCCTTTGGGCACCGGCAACTCCGCGAGTCCCATTACTGGCTCGCCGTCGCCGTTGCTGTCGAATCCGGTCATGGACTCAGCCTGACAGATCTCGAAGACCCGATGGTCCTAGAGGTCGCGCTCGCCTACCTGAGCGAGCGGAACGAACGCAGCAAGAAGAAGCGATGAGGGGGTAATCTAGATGGCACGCAAGAACATCATCGAGGTCAAGCTCCTAGGCGACAACAGGAACCTGAAGGCGGCGCTCGGCGAGTCCGAGGGCAAGCTCTCCGGCTTCGCCACGAAAGTCGGCAAGGTGGCGTTGGCCGCTGGTACCGCCATCGCCGCTGCCGGCGTCGCTGGCGCTGTCAAGTCCGTTGCAGCGTTTGCCGAGTTTGAAGGCTCGATGAACGAGGTGTTCACGTTGCTGCCCGGCATCTCCGAGTCGGCGATGTCGGAGATGTCGGGACAGGTCAAGAACTTCTCCAAGGAGTTCGGCGTCCTG